AGAATATACAGAGCTATCTTTGAACCTACTTGCCGTATTATTGGAAAGATTAAGTCCGCTCTGGGGAGGGAATAATGGGCAGCAACATAAGAAGTGACGAAGCTTTAAAGTTTATAGCTTACATTCAAGAAAGAATTAAAAATAATCCTAATCCTGCTTTACCTGAAGCTGTTTTTTTTGAAGACACAGCTAGTGATCTACTTAAAAAATCAGGAGCAAAAATTAGAGTATCAAATGCTCAACAAATTATGATTGAAGTTTTTGGGTTATCTACAAAAGGTGCACCATACTCTAAATTTTTTCCTGACTATGAAGACAGAGCTATTGAACTTTTAAATGAAGGATTAAGCACTAGAGAAGTAACAGATACTTTAGAAGCAGAAAATTTAATTAAAGTTAGACCAAATAAATTAGGAGGATTAACAGCGTGGGCTCGAGAATATAAAAAATTATTAAAAGATGGAAAATTAAAAGTTGATCGAGTTACAGAATCTAAACCAGGAACTGACGCAAAAATTCAAAAACAAAAAGATGTTTTGGTAAAAGAATTTTTAGATAAAAATCCAGAAATTGAAAATCCAACTCATATAGCAAAAACAATTATGAAAAATTCTGAAGTGCCTATTACTGCTAATTTTGTAGAGAGATCTGTTAAAAGACAAAATATAGATAAAGAATTAATTAGAAAACACGAAGCTATTTTTCCTGAAGTAAAAGCTTTAGATGAAGTTATCAAAAGTAGTAATGATGTTTTATTAAACGAAGCAATACCTGATACAGAAAGAGTAAGAGAATTAATTAGAAGATTTGCAGAAAAAACAAATCTTCCCATGGAACAGGCAACTGAAAATTTTGCTAGTAGAATTTTTAGATTAGGAAATATATATGCAGGAACTGCAGGTAACTTAAGATATGCTGCAAAAAAATATGAAACTATCAAACCTCCATTAAATTATTTAGATAGCCCACTTCATAAAAATATAATTTTAATGACGTCGTCTGCAAAAAGATTAAGTAATTCTGGAATGGCTAGACTTTTAGGTTTACCAGAAAAAGATATTAAAGTTATCGATGACACAGCTGCAGCTATGAAAGGATTTGGTTTTGATATTGCTGGCGATCACACAGATATTAAAGGATTAATGAAAAACTTTCCAAACTATAAAAATAATTTTACTAGAATAGAATACATAAAAGATTCCTTAAATAAATTTAAAAGAAGATATGATGTAAAAATAGCTAATCTAGCAAGAGACGCCAAGGGCGCTAGTCCAGAGATACAAGAAGAAATTGCTTTAAAAGTACAAGATCTTAGACGAGATTTTAGAGGGCAAACAGGTTATGACATAGGAGACTTTAAAATTGAAAACCAAAAAGTAGTTATAGATCCAAAAACTCCAAGACTTGGAGATTTTGATACTCCAGTTAATACTGCTTTAAAAAAAGCAGTTTTTAATTTTGAAAACTATGTTAGTCCCGCGGTAGGAAAACTTCCGCCAACTATTCCAGAAACAGATTTGAGAGTTAATTTAATTGATCAAGTAGCTTTTAGTCCAACTTCAGAACCTTTTGAAGTGCAAGAAGTTATAAATAAATATAAGGGAACTGACATTGCTAAAAATAGTAAATACTTAAAAGCTATGTCTAAAGTTCCTATTATTGGAAAATTAGCAACAGCTGCTGTAGCAGGAACTATTGGAGCTGCTGGTATAACTCAAATAGTAAATGCAATGAAACCTGAACAACCAACACTTGGCACGCCAATAAAATATGATGCAAACGTGGGTGCAATTGTAAACGAAAGAACAGACCAACCAGCAACTCAAAATCAAATATTAACTTATGTCAAAGATAATCCACTAAAAGTTACAGCTGGAACATCACTTGCTTTTGCTGCAGAGGAAGTGCCTGGCGCTTACAAAGCTGCAAGAGATTTAGGTCGAGGTAAAGTTAGATCTGCATTAGGTATTACCGGTGCATTAAAACCAATACTTACGACCATTGGAACACCAGCCATGACTAGTTTACTAGAAGTGCCGATAGCAGCAAAAAGATTGGAAGAAGGAGAAACTGCAACAGAGATTCTAACAGATCCACTTGGACCAGCATTGGGTGTTGCATTTATGGAGCCGTTTTCAAGAGGCGCAGGTGTAATTCAAGGTGCACCAAAAAGAACTATGGCCCAAGGGCTTAGAAATTATTTTAATTTAAGTAATGTAGGACAAGCTAAACCAGGCTTTACTAGTAGTGTTTTACGACTAGGTATGAGTCCAAGAATGATTGCAGGTGCCACTAGATTTTTAGGCATTCCTGGGTTATTATTGGGAACTGGATTGTCTGCATATGATGCATACAAAAATTATCAAAACCAAGAGGGGTTCTTATACAACCTAATGAATAGACGATGAACAAAGGAAGTTTTTTTAAAGCTCTAGGAGTGTTGGCACAATCACCGGGAATGCAAAGATATTTAAATGTTCTTAAACCTGTAACTGAAGGCATTCAAACTAAAGGTATGGATTTTTTTAATTTAGCAGTTAAAAAAGTTGTGGATGAGGGAGATCAAATAGAAACTAGTCTTACAACTAAAAAATATGTCCACCCAGACAGACCAGATATTTTTGTAGAAATAGACACCAGCACAGGTAATGCAAACGTAGGTTTGGTAGATCCTGAAGCAGGAGCTTTTGCATACACTGATGAGATGAAAAAAGAAAATTTAATTTCATCTTTAGAAGACGAGGGTCTTGGGTTTGGTGGTTCAAGAGTAGAGGCAGAAAGACTTTTAAAATTAAGAAAAGAAAAAGCAGAAGCCATGAAAGAAATAGCTAAAGGCAAAGGTAAAAATAAAAGAGCTAGAATGATAGAGGCTTATAATAAAATTATTAAAGATAAAAAAGCGGATGGCGGTAGAGTTGGTATGTTCATGGGAGGCTCACTTCCAAAAGGTGCTGGCCTACTTAGACAGATGATAAAAATGTATGCTAAAGAAAAAGGTGTAGAAAATCCATCTACAATGTTGAGCAAGTTTAATCCTAAACGAGCGGATAAATTTTTAGATGATCCTAATGAATTATTTATGAAAGCAGATATTAAAGAAGGTATCATGGCCACAGACGCAGCAAAACAATTAAAAGAAACAGGACAATCCATAAGAATAGATGTGGTTGAATATTTATTAAAGATGGCTAAAAATTTAAGACGTATGAATCTTACTACCAAAGAACAAACTGATGCAATGATTGAAGCAGGAGTTAAAATGGGCATGGACAGAAAACAAGCAGAATTTTTATCAAAGAGTCTTGCAAAAGCTGCACAAGGTGCTGCCGGCGGACCTATACGTAATGCACCTGAACCAACCGAACAAGGAATTTTAGAATTAGAAACAATTCTTAAAAATTTAAAAACTGGTGGCAAATCTAAAAGATCTTTGAATGCAGATGGTGGTTATATTGGATTAAAAGATGGTGGAGAAGTAAATTTGACAGTAATAGAAATACCTGATATCAGTGGTCCGGGTGTTGAAACTTTATTCAAAAACAGATAGGATGACAAATGGCTGAGATTGATAAACCATTACCAAATACAAATCAAACACAAGTTCCAAACGAAGAAATAATAGAAGTTGAAAAAACAAAATCGGCTGAAGTTATTGATACTCCAACAGGACCTGTTGAAGTAGCAATGGATGAAGAAGGTGGTGCAGAAGTTTCGTTTGATCCAAACGCAGCAATCAATCCAATACAAGATCATTTTGCTAATCTTGCAGAAAGTTTAGGTGATGAAGTTTTAGAACCGCTTGGTTCTAAAATGGTAGAACAATACAACGAATACAAGGAGTCTCGTGGTGATTGGGAAGATACATATCGAAACGGACTAGAACTATTAGGATTTAAATATGAAAGAAGAACAGAACCGTTTAGGGGAGCTTCTGGAGTCAATCACCCTGTACTTGCAGAAGCGGTTACGCAATTTCAAGCGCAAGCTTATAAAGAGTTACTCCCGTCTGATGGACCAGTAAGAACTCAAATTTTAGGAGATGTAAATGTTCCAAAAGAAGAACAAGCTAAACGTGTAAAAGATTTTATGAATTATCAAATTATGGATCAGATGAAAGAATATGAACCAGAGTTTGATCAAATGTTATTTTACCTCCCTCTCTCAGGCTCTACATTTAAGAAAGTTTATTACGATGATCTTTTAGGTAGAGCCGTGTCAAAATTTGTACCGGCGGATGATTTAATTGTGCCTTACTCAGCTAATTCATTAGACGATGCAGAAGCTGTGATACATGTTGTAAAAATTTCAGAGAACGAATTAAGAAAACAACAAGTTGCTGGTTTTTACAGAGATGTAGAATTAGGAACACCACCAATAATTCAAAATCAATTAGAAGATAAAAAATTACAATTAGAAGGAATATCTAAAGATGGTCAAGAAGATCAATACATATTATATGAAATTCATACTAATTTAGATTTGGAAGGTTATGAAGATATGGATGCAATGGGAAATCCAACAGGAATAAAACTTCCATATGTTATAACCGTGTCTCAAGCAGGCAACAAAGTTTTATCTATTAGAAGAAATTACAAAGCTGAAGATCCAAAGAAAAATAAAATAAATTATTTCGTGCAATTTAAATTTTTACCAGGCACAGGTTTTTATGGGTTTGGTTTAATACACATGATTGGTGGACTAACAAGAACTGCAACGGCAGCTCTTAGACAATTATTAGATGCAGGAACTTTAGCTAACTTACCAGCTGGATTTAAATCTAGAGGTATAAGAGTTAGAGATGATGCACAACCATTACAGCCCGGTGAGTTTAGAGATGTAGATGCACCTGGAGGTAACATTAAAGATCAGTTTATGACTTTACCTTTTAAAGGTCCTGATGCAACTCTATTACAATTAATGGGTGTTGTGGTATCAGCAGCTGTTGGTACTACCGTCGCTCTTCTCGAGAGAGGCTCACGAGTCATGTCCGCGATTCATAAAAGATTATACGTTGGTCTTAAACAAGAATTTAAATTATTAGCAGAAGTATTTAAAACATATTTACCACCTACATATCCTTACGATGTGCCTGGTGCAAGACGAGAAATTAAAGTACAAGATTTTGATGACAGAGTAGATATACTTCCTGTTGCAGATCCAAATATATTTTCACAAACTCAAAGAATTAGTTTGGCACAAAGTCAATTACAATTAGCGCAATCAAATCCTCAAATACATAATCTGTATCAAGCATATAGAGCTATGTATGACGCGTTAGGTGTGAAAAATGTAAATGCAATACTACCTCCACCTACACAACCAGTGCCGATGGACCCTGCATTAGAACATATTATGGCTATGTCACAAAAACCTTTTCAAGCTTTTCCTGGCCAAGACCACAAAGCTCACATTGATGCTCACTTAAATTTTATGAGATTAAACATGGTGCAAAATAATCCATTAGTTTCAGCGTCTTTACAAAAAAATATTTTAGAGCACATTAGTTTAATGGCACAAGAACAAGTTCAATTAGAATTTATAGAGGAACTACAAGAGTTACAACTAATTCAACAACAAATGGGCGCTGTAAATCCTGCAATGATGGCTGGAATGATGCAAAATCCACAAGTTATGCAGATGCAACAACGAGTTCAACAGATTACAAATCAAATAGAATCTAGAAAAGCTATCTTAGTTGCAGAAATGCAAGAAGATTATGCTAAAGAAGAAGAAAAAATTACTGGTGAGTTTGCTGGTGATCCATTATTAAAGATAAAATCTAGAGAAGTTGACCTAAGAGCTATGGAAAATGAAAGAAAAGAGGAAGAAGGTCAAGAAAGATTAAACCTTGATAAGATGAAAGCAATGATGAACCAAGAAAATCAAGAAGCGAAGCTAGAACAGAACGAAAAATTAGCAGGTTTACGTGCGGGAGTGTCTTTAGCAAAGCAACAAATGGCCGATGCAAGTAAAATTCACGATTTTGGTAGAAACTTTCCAAAGAAAAAGGTATAAATTATAACTTAAGGAGTTAACTATGGTTAAAAACAAAAAAAATGGTCGAGACAACGTAAAAGTTGTACCTGAACTTGGTGCAGGAGCTGATGGAATGCAAAAAGGCGGTATTCCAGTTGAGATGACTGACCCATATACTTCACAAGAAGTAGATGTGAGAGGTACAAAGCGTATGAGACCAGATAAAAAACCTGTAAAAGCAACTTGGTACTAAATTATGTGGTTATCGGCGATTAAATTAGCCGTCTCTGCAGGAAGTAAAATTTATGCTAACAAGCAGAAGACGAAAATGGCTATGTCAGAGGCGCAGCTTATGCACGCAACTAAAATGGCCCAAGGTCAGGAAGCTTATCAGGGAAAATTGTTAGAAGCCCGTCAATCAGATTGGAAGGACGAGGCGGTTTTATTGATCTTGTCGGCGCCGATAGCGGTGCTGGCTTGGGCAGTTGTGAGTGACGATCCAACCGCGATGGACAAGGTAAAATTATTCTTTGAATATTTCTCTACCCTGCCGTCATGGTTTACAAATTTGTGGATCCTTGTCGTTGCGAGCATATATGGTATAAAGGGTACACAAATATTTAGGAATGGAGGAAAAAAATAATGCCTAATAGACGATTCAATACACAAGTCACTAATCCAATGAAGATGGGTGGCAGAGTAAAAAGAAAAGGCGGTGGAATGTCTACTGCTAGAAAAGACATGAGGTCTGGTTATTACCAAGATGATATGGGAATGAAAGGTGGACCTATGATGAAAAAAGGAGGAAAGGTGAAAAAAGTAGGAAAGAAAAAACAAGGCTACAAAGATAGAAAAGATGAATCTATCGCTATGAGAATTCGTAAGAAAAGAACTAAGAAGCAATTAAAAGCTTCTAGAGATGAGT